TGCATTCGCGGGCATCGTACATCGGCTAGTATATCAGCCTTCCAAGCTGAGGAGGTGGGTTCGATTCCCATTGCCCGCTCCACTCAAAAAGGGCCTAGGTTCGTCAGAATCCAGACCCTTTTCTTCTCCCCTTACCTCACATTTTACCTCACTTCATAAAAATTCACTTTTTATTCTCACTCCTCCGCCCTCTGCTAGATTGCATTGCAAGATGCGTTAAAGGCAAAGCTGAGCCTCGTCGAACATCGTCTAAGAAAAGAAGCCCCGTGGAACCATCTTGGAACCACGGGGCCTTGTTATGTCATGAAACCATCAGTGTGTGTTCTTCAGGAGCTCCCGCTCGAAGGTCTTGTCCGCCTCCATCGCCGCCTGAGTGAAGCTGTTGTTGTACCACCAGTTGATGAGGGCCGTCACGATGGTCGCACCGGCGGTCACGAGCTGGTTCACGGTCTCGTTGTCGATGGGGATCACGCTGTGCCCGCTCGCGCTGAGCAGCTGGTTTGCCAGAGCCAGAGCAAGGCAGACGGTCCGGACGATGGTCGCGGTCGAAACTTTGTTTTTCATTTTGAAGTCCTCCTTACAGTGTCGAATGGATGGGCAGAGCCTTGGCGCGGTTGTAGAGTTCCGTGCCGGTGCCGTTCCCGCCCATCATGTGGTAAGTCTTATATAGGTATCCCAGGTTTCGCAGACCGTCCTGCGTGATGTACCCCAGCTCCATGAACCGGTAGCATTCGGCGTAGATGCGATCGTGCAGCAGCGCCAGCACCGCGTCCCAGAGGGCCTTGATCTTCGGCAGCGCAGCCAGAATGCCTGCACCGATCAGCGTACAGACCCACTGGGCCCAGTATTGCATGAGAAACTGCCACATCGGTGTCACACCTCCTTCATCCGGGTCAGCCCTGCCTTTTTGATGATGACCGGGTAATCCTTGTAAGCGTGACTGAGATCTACCGGGCCGCTTACGCCGGAGATGCGGCCCTCGCTGGTGTACTGCCACATCCCGTGGGGGCGGGTGGGACGCTTGCCGCGATAATCGGCCAGCCAGAGGTCATAGGCAGCAAGGGCATCCATGTCCAGTGCGGTGGCCGCGAAATTGGCGTAGGTGTACACCATGGCATACAGCCCCCACGCTTCCAGTCGGGCAGCGGCTTGGGCCACCAGCGCCGCCAGCTTGGCGGGGCCCAGCCCACGGAGCTTCGGGTCCTCCACGTCCACGGCCACAGGCAGCTGGAAGGTCTTGCCCGTCAAGATGGCTTTCAGGGTGGCCAGCTCATCCTCCACCTGCTGGCGGGTCTGGGCGCAGGTGTAGTAGTAGCCGCCCACCGGGATGCCCCGTTTGATGCAGGTGGCATAGTTGGCCTCAAAGGTGGGGTCGAGGTAGGGCTTGCCGCCTTTGCTGCCCAGCACCCGCAGCATTACCCCGTCTACGGTGCCGCTGGCCTTGACCGCATCCCAGTCGATGCGGCCCTGCCAGCGGGAAACGTCCATGATGTGCTTAGGCATCCTGCGCCTCCTTGTCCAGCGCAGCTTGTACGCGGGCCCGCCAGCGGGCGGGGACATCCTCGATGGTAAAAGCGCCGTCAAACTGATGCAGCTTGATTTGAGTTACATAAAACCGGATCATCTGTTATACCTCCTGTGCAGCCAGCAAGTCCAGCATGGCTGCTTCCAATGCAGCAAGACGCTCGTCGGTGGTGGGGAGCTTAGCCTGCTGTTCAGCCTTTTTCTTGGCTTCAGCCTGCGCGGCCAGCTCCTCAGCAGTGTACAAGTGATACACCTGCACCTGTTCTTCTTCGTCCCAAGCGTCTTTTGCTTCCACGCCGGGCACATCCACCACTTTCTCCACGTCCTTGCCGCCGTTGGGGTACTCGGCAATGGTCTCGTAGTGGCTCACCTCTTCCACAGCCTGCACAGTATCGTGATGGATAGTTCGGGTCTTGTCTTCCAGCCAGCCCAAAGACAGGTCAGGGCTTTCAATGGTGTTGCCGTTGGTGTCAATGATTTTCACGGTTAAATGCTCCTTTCTTTAGGCAATACGCTTCCAGACGTATACAGTGACGTAGGGCGGCATATTGTTGTGTGGAGACCCCATGCCGACAGAGCCTGTTGATATTCCGTTAAAATTTCCGGCCCCATTCACAGTTCCTGTGGAATAGTACACATTTACATTTTCATAAGGATAAGACAGTCCTCTATCGGGGATGTTGGTTTTTTCGGTAAATACAGAGCTTACAACGTATGCGTTTTGTTGGTGCTCGTGCGCTGGAATTTCTGACTCGGTCAACGTATGTTCTGCTTCTCCGCCAGAAATTCCAGCCGCATAAGTGTCGCCCGCTGCCAAGATAAAGGTGTCTTTGATGCGCTCCCACGTGCCGCCGAAAAGGCTTGCCGGGCTGGTAGCCTTGGCGCTCATGTACAGGCTGCCTACGGGGTAGATCTTGTTCAACAGGTTCTGCCAAGTGATTTTTTTCGTCTCGATGCCGTTGCCGGTATCGTGGTCTACTGCAACAACGTCATTTTCTGCAAGGTCTGCCGCGCTCAGTTCGGGTAAGTCTGTGATCCTCATAGTTTTGTCCTCCTTGTGTTAAGTCGTGCCCAGCACCATCCGCCCGACCACGGCCTTGCCGAGGGTTGCGGTGGTGGTGCCGGGGGTCGGTGCCGGTGTCAGCCCGCCCAGGCACTGCTTGAGCAGCCCCAGCGATACCGGCAGATACTCTTCCTCGTCCAGTGTTTTTGCGGTCCGGATGGCCCGGACGCTGGCTTCCAATGGGGTGCCGCCTGCGGTTTCCAGTGCGTCGCCGTCCGCAGTTTTCAGCGGGTCGGCGGCAAGCTCGGTCAGGCGAAGCAAAACTTCGTTCATGTACAGCAGGCTTTCTGCGTGTGCTGCGGCTCGTTCGGCGCGGTCCGCGCTCCTCTGTGCGGCTTGCCGCTCCGCCTGTGTGGCCGCCGCAGCCTGTTCGGCTTCGGTTCGGGCTGCTTTTGCCTGTTGGGCCGCCTCTTCGGCTTCCTTTGCGCCGCGCACCCGTCGGACACCTGCGTCCAGCGTCTCGCCGTCCGCAGTGGTCAGGGTCGTTCCGTCTGCGGTCGTCAGCGGAAACGGCAGCACCGTCGTCACACTCAGGATCTCACGCCGCAGCCGTTCCGCTTCTTCCCTGGCCGCGCCCGCCTGTTCCGCCTCCTGGCTGGCAAGGTCTGCACTTCCCGCCGCTTCACTGGCAGCCGCCCTGACGTCGGTCTTGGCGCGTTCTCCGGCCGCTCTCACCTGACTGACGGCCCTGCTCCGGGCTATATCCACAATCTGCTCGGCGCTGGTCTGCTTTTCATCGATGGCTTTCAGCGCGTCACCCTTGGCGGCGATGGTGTCAGAGAGGGCTTGTCCGGCCTTTTCGGCAGATTCCCCGGCCTGTTGTGCGGCGGTCTGCGCGTCCGTTTTGGCCTGTTCCGCCCGGTCCGCGTGTCCTTTGGCTTCCTCGGCCTTTTCGCCTGCAGCGTTCCTGCTGGCAAGCGCCTGGTTTGCATAATTCAGCACCGCCGCCACGAACTGCTCATAAAGGCTCTGGGTGATGGTCTCGGTGGTGCTGTTCAGGTCAATGGTCTCATAACAGGTGTATTGCCCCGGCTTCGTCATGGCGATGTAGCCCGCATCGTTCATGGCCAGCAGCATCCAGCTGCCCTGCTTTTCCTTCGTCCACCGCTTGTCTACGACCACACAGTGGTTCTCGTCCAGCAGTTGCGGGTCCGGCAGTGCGCCGCTCAACCGCCTCACATGCAAAGAGATCGCGCATCCGTTCCACTCCTCCGGCACCTCAAAGCGGAGCGTGTCCACCTTTGCCGAACCCACGCCACCCATGTACAGCGATTCCGGCGTAGCCCGGAACGTGCTGCCGTTGTCCTGCAGCTTCCGGATTTTGATGTTCAGCTCGCTCATGGTATCACTCCTTTTTTCCCCAGTGTATCATCCTCCCGCCGGGCCTGACTACTTGCTACTTTTCCGCCGGGCAAACAAAAACGCCCCGGCCGATCTGGCCGAAGCGTCTTCGCTGTCTTATCTCACCGCCTTCCACTCATCCACGGTGCCTGCCGCCTTCTCCTGTTTCTTTTTGTCGTCCTGCACCCACTTGTCAAAATCCTTCTCCTCGTACAGCGGCTTTCCATCGGCTTCCAGCCGCAGCAGCATGGCCGCCAGCTTCTCCCGGTCGTGGTTATTGCCCGCCAGATACTCGCTCTTCACCACGCCGGTGATCTTCGTCTGGATGGCGTCGGCCTTTTTGCCCGCCGTCAGCAGTCGGTCCACCTCGCTCTGCACGTCCTTTGCGCGGCCCGTTTCCAGCGCGTCGGTCAGGTCATCGTAGACGTTCCGGTCCTTGTCTCCGGCCAGCAGCGCGTCGGCCTTCTGGTCCACGGCACTGGTCACAAGGTCGATGACGGCCTCCCGCTTGGCTGCATCCTCTTTGACGCCCTCCTGGATGCCGAGGCCCGCATACAGTTCCCGGATGCAGTGGATGGTCGCCTTCTGCCGCGCCTTGTCATCGCCTGCATTCCGGGCTTCGGCCGCTGTCTCGATGTCCGGGTCGTAGTTTTTCAGCCGCTTCTTGAGTTCCGCCTTCACCTTGTCGCTCTTACCCATCTGGTCCAGCTTGCCAAGAGCGGCCGCAGCTTCCTCCGCGTCACCCCGCTCAATGGCGTTGAAGAGCCGGTCGTATTGTCCGGTCGCCGAGCTGGGCGTACTGTGGAAACTCAGCTGCTCCCCATGTTCTCCCTTCGTTGCCGCATAGACGATGTTCTCGCCCCACTTCCATGCCGCTGTCATCAGCTTGCCCGCATTGCCAGCCGGGATGCCCTGCACCTGCATGCCGTCCTCCACCAGCGTGGTGGCGTATGTGCGCAGTTTTTCGTGGTATGCTGCAAGCTCCTTCTCGTTCATCTCGCTTGTATCCTTCCGCAGCAATTGATAAAAGCGCACCGCATCCTCGCTCAGATCGTTGATGGCGGTCAGGTTCGATGCGCTCACCACATCATATACCGTTCCGCTCACGAGATTGCTCGTCAGGCCGTACAGCTCCGAGCCGAACATCGGGTTGCTGGCCGCACTCTCCAAAAACAGATTGGTGTATCGTTTCAGGAAACTCCATGCGGTGATGTCTCCGTTCTCGTCCTGCTCCCGGTCCCACCGGTGCAGCAGGAAATCTGCACCAATTTTCATCAGGGCAAACACCGCCGTCTGCACCACCTGGCTTGCCGCCGCCCGGCGCAGGCTCTGCCCGGCCCGCTGCACTTCTGCTTTGTTCTCGGCGCTCTTCTCTGCATTGTACCGGGTTCTCTGAGCGTTGTAGTCCATCACCGCATCGGCGAGGATGCCGTAGTTCTGGAACCGCTGGGTCGTGAACATGGTCAGCGTCTTGGTGATCTCGTTGTCGCTGCGCTGGATGCCCGCCCGCTGCATCACAGTATAGTTGGGCTGGGTCTCCTCGATGACCTTCTGGTACATCCGATTCACGGCTTTCCAGTAGGCGTCACTGCCCTTGGTGGCCGCACCGTCGGCAAACTCTGCCGCGTGGTGTTCCACATAATGTTTCGCACCCTCCCACAGTGCCGCCACCGTGATCTCGTCCATCTTGTTGATCCAGCCGGTCACGCTCTTGGGCAGTTTGTCCATGGCCTTTTCGGCAAAGCTCCCCGAAGCACCGATGGACGCCAGCTCTCCGCGCTGGCTGCCCCGCAGTCGGTATTGTAGCAGCGCGTCGCCGTGTTCGCGGATCTCCGCTTCCAGTGCCGCCCGCTGCCTGCCCGAAAGGTTCTTCACGAAGGGCAGCACCGCCGCCATGGTATCGCTGCCCAGCACGGCCCCCGCCGTGGGCAGGGACGCCGCCTGTGCAATGGCCACGCCGGGGTTCAGCGTCAGGATGGCCCCGGCGTAGTTGCCCCGCAGCTTTCCCATTGCCCGGCCAATGCCGTCCGAGCGCTTGCGCCGCTTCGTCTGCAGGTCGGTCAGCAGGTAGTCCACATAGTTCACCGCGTCCTGTCCCCAGTGCTCTTTCAGGATGCCGTTTTTCAGTTTCCCGATGCCGTCCCGCGTCTCCACGTCGGCGTTCAGGATGCGGTTTGCGTCCCGGATGGGGGCCGCAAGGCCCGCGTAGGCCGCTGTGTCCCGAAGGGAACGCTGCACCACGCTGCTGCACTCCTCCAGCAAAATGGGCAAGCCGCTCTTCACGCGCTCCTTCAAAAAGCCGCGCCCTTCGATGGTGGCGTCCATCTTCACGCCCTCGATCTCGCTGGCCAGCTGGGCCTCGGCCACCGCGATGGGGTAGTAGTTCTTCACCGTCGCCCGCTGGAATCCCACCAGCTTCATGCTGGTCTCGTTGATGAGGTTCGTGGTGTAGTCCCCGAAGAAGCCCTTCATGTCCTCGATCCACTTCCGGTCGTAGTCGGTCAGGGCATTCTCCACGGTGTTCAGGATGGTGTCGGCCATGGGCATTCCGTCGGCCCCCGTCAGCATTCCGATCTTCACGGTCTGCCCCTTCTGGTAGGCCCGCTCGATGTTGCCTTTGTTGTAGAGGTTCGCATCCGGCAGCGTCAGTCCGCCGTTCAGTAAATGCTCCCGGCTGTCCGCGTTCTGCAAGTGCATGTACAGGCTGCACAACTGCCCATGGGTCAGCGGCACGGCCTTGCCCTTTGCGTCCGTCAGCCCGATGTCCACCAGCTCCGCGCCGGGGCCAGCGAACCGCTCCATCTGCTTGAGGTTGGCCTTGCCTGTCACGTTGTCGAAGAGCTTGGTGCCTTCCACCGTGATCTGGGTCTGCCGGAGCTGGCCTTGGTTCAGCATGTCGGCCAGCTTTTCCATCTGGCCGTTTTTGGTGTACCCGCCCAGCATCCGGAAGACTCGCTTCGCGCCCAGCATATCAAGGTTGTACTTGGTCGCAAGGTCGCGCAGCCGTCCGGCCTCGTTGCCCTTCGCCGCCAGCACTTCCAGCCCGGCCTTCTGGGCAAAGGCGTCCACTTCCTCGGTCTTGGCAAGGCTCAGCGTCTTGTTTTCGGTGCGGATCACATGCAGCGTTCCCGCCGTGATGGCCTTCAGCATCCGCAGCTGCTCCACCGTCATAGGCAGATAGGTGCGGTTCTCCGTCTCCCTGATACGGGCCTTCAGCCGGTCCCGCAGCCTCTCGGCCTTTTCACCGTCGCCCAGCGCCTCGGCCTCGGTCAACTGCTGGTGCAGCCGGTCAAGCTGCGCCTGTTTCGCGTTCATCATGTCGGCCTGTAATGCTTGGATGAGCTTCGGCACACCGGTCTGTTCCCAGTCGTAGGCAAGGCTGCTGGGGTCGCTGGCCGTGCCCTGCGTCTGGCTAATGGTGTTGGCCAGCGCCGTCAGCTTCCGCACCGCCGCATCGTTCAGAACGGCCATATCCGCCAGCTTCGCCACCTCTGCCGCCTGTTGGATGAGCCGCGGCTGCACATACTTGCCCTTCGTCGGCCGCAGGATCATCTGGTTCAATTGGGCGGCATTGTTCCGGATGCTCCGCTTCAGTTCGTCGGCTTTCCGTCCGTCCCGCGCCCGCTGCACCCGCTTTTCGGCCAGTGCTTTTGCCACGGCAATGTCCTCGTCCCGCTGCTGGCGGGCCACTTCCACCGCAATGGCATTTTTCTGGGCCTGTTTCTGCTGCCACGCTTCGGCTTTCTTCTGGTTCTCGGCTTCCCACTCCATGATCTCGCGCTCCTGCACGATCTGGCTGTACTCCGCCCGGTCGGCCCGGCGCTGCTCGTTGGCTACCTGCCGGGCGAGGTCCCGGTTCTCCGCTTTCAGAGTTTTGTTTTCCAGCGTGATCTCGTCCAACATCTGCTGCCGCTCTTCCTTCAGGCGCTTTTTCTCGGCTCTCCATTCCCGTTCGTAGGCTTCCTTCAGCACATCCAGCTTCTCGGCCATGTCGCCGGAGTTGGTGATGTCCACGCCCAGTGCATCCAGATTGGCGTCCAGCATCGCTTCTGCCTTGGCATTCCGGCGCTGCTGCTCCTGCATCTGCTGCACTGCTTCGCTCTGGTTCCCGGCTTTCTGGTTCTCCGCTAAACGTCGGTTGAATTCTCTCGTCTGCTCCTTTTGCACAGCCCGCAGGTCTTTCACAGCCTTGGCCGCACTGGTTTCGTCTCCGGCTGCTGCCGCTGCGGCCCGGCGCTGCCACTTCTGGAACGAGTCGAAGATGGCCTGTGCGTCGTTCATCTCGTTCACATTCAACAAGTCGCCGATCATCCGGCCCGCCAGCTCCACCTTGGCATCTTCGTACTCAGCCACATCCGCGAACCGGCTCATCATCTTTGGCTTGATGGTGTCGTGCACGTTCATCAGCACATCCAGCCACTCGGTGCTCTCCATGCTGGCCGCTCCGTCCACGCCCGCAGCCTTGGCGGCTCCCCGGAACAATTCCGCTGCGCCCTGCTTTGTGCCGCCCATGCTCCGGGTATCGTTCACAATGGCCTCGTATTCTTCCGCCGGGTTTCCGTCCCGGTGTCCTTCCTCCTGCCGCAGCTTCACGCCGTGCTTCCGGGCCTCGGCCACCGCTTCGCCCCAGCTTCCGTACTGGCGCACAAGCTCCGCCTTGGCTTTGCCGTTCTTGTCCACGGTGTAGCTCAGCTCGTGGTATTCCGGGTACTGCTGCCACAGCTCGGTATTCCGATAGGTAGCGCTGTCGAGGATCTCCCCGGCAATGGTCTCGGCCAGTCCCTGCGCCTTGTTCATGTCGGCCCCTTCGGTCTTCATATACTCGATCAGGGTGCGCATCTCGCGGGCCACACGCTCGGTGTCGGCCTTGCCCTTCGCGCCGCTGGCTTTCACCAGCCGTTCCGCCACGCCCAGAATGCTGTCGTCACTCACCCGCACCCCGCGGGTCAGGCCCATCATCTCGACCAGCGTCTGGATGGCCGCGCTGTTATCCGCAATGGCCCGGCTGGCTTGCCGCTGGCGGTTCCGCTTCGCATCCCGATCAGCCTGTGCTGCCTGCTCGTTCAACTGGTAGCGGAACCGTGCCAGGCTGCTTTCCGCCGGGAGTTCTCCGGTCTTGTAATACGCCCGTATCTCCCGCACGATCTTGTCCGCATCGATGCGTCCGCTGTAGTCCTTGGTCGCCGCAATGCCGCCGTCTTTGGTCGAGAAATCCAGCGTGAATTGCCGTTTTTCTGCGCCCAGCGTCTTTGCCATCTCCCGGATCTGCTCCAACTGCTGTGCTGTCGGCTCCACACTGGCCGAAAGGTCGATGCCCGGCTGCTCAGCCATCACGCGGATGTTGCCTTCGGCAAGGAATTTGTTGAGCGCGTCGGTGCCCTCCGTCACGTCGGTCGGCCCGAACACGTCCATGATCTCCCGGTGGTCGGTGTCGCGGGCGGCTTCGTTTTGTGCAAAGTTCAGCATTTCGCCATCTGGCAGGATGTAACCGGCCTTTTCAAAGGCGCCCGTTGTTCCGAACTTCTCCTTCGCCATCTGGCGGTGATATTCAGCCGCCCCGCCCGCCTTTTCGGCTGCTGCATTGTAGGCCAGCTGCTTGTCCTTCTGCACCGCCTGTCTCCGTGCTTCCAGCTGCGCATTGGCTTTCCGGATACGTTCCATCACTTCTCCGATGCGGTCATCCAGTTCAGCCCCGCGCTGGTTGAACTCTTTCCGCTTTGCCAGATAATTCTGGTATTCCTCACCCGCCCGGTATTCCTTTCCTGCAGCAGAGAAAATGCCATAGGATCTCTTCTTGGCTTCAATGGCTTTCACTTCGTCGCTGTCCATCCAGCTGGCCCGCTCTTCTTTCAGCTCGCGGCGCTGTTGTTCCAGCGCTTTGCTTTCCTTCTGCAACGTGTCCAGACCTTCTGCTTTGTACGCCACTTCGTCCGAAAAATATTTTGCGAAGTTCACATCATGCTTGACAAGGTTGTAAAAATCCGTTATAGTAAGGTCAGAAGAACCGGTAGGCATTTCCATGGTGTGAGTAATCGCATCATCGTATGCCTGCGACCCGGTTCTTTTTTTGTTGGCTGCATCTCGGCTTTCCTCTGCCGTGGTCTCCGCGATTGCCATGTATAGGGCCGTGGGCCGGTTGTCGTACAGTTTCAGCTCTGCCCGCACCGGGATGATTCGCGCTCCATCCTGCAAGGCCGATGCCAACACGATCATCCCGTCTACATGCGGCTTTCCCTTTTTGTCTGCATGAGCTTCCAGCGGCACTGCTTTGGTAAGCACTTCCTCAATGTTGGCTTGTACCAGCGCAAAATCATTGTATTCGTCTTTTGTCAACCCCGACTGTTTGTTTGCACTTTCTTGAATGTTGTTGCTCCCATATTTGAATTCTACATCTTCCATCCGGAAGGTCTTGCTTGGGATTCCGAATTCATTCAAAATAGTTCGAATCGCTTTGTAAACATCCTGTGTCTTTTGCCCCGACCAATTCGTTTCACTGACCCGTTCCGTCCGTTCTGCGTTCGTTTGCGCCGGGTGTATGGTCAGCGCCATTTGACGCTTCGTCTTTTCCGCTTCCGTTTCCTTTGCCATGTCAGGCAAGGAATACCGCACCCCCTGCTGTTCCGCCGCGCTCTCGGTTTTGAGGGCTGCGGCGTTTTCTTTTGCTGCCCGCAGGGTGTCCATAGCCTTTTCGGCGTGGGCGAAGTATTCGTCTTGCAAGGTCCGTCTCTGGGCCTCGGCCAGCCGCTTTGCCTTCAGGGCGGCGGCATTGCTGGGGTCGATGGTCAGCACTTCCTTGGCCCGGCTGATGATGTCGCTCAGCAGATTCTTCACCCGGTTCATCACCTTGTGGATGGAACCCCTCACGCCCGCATTTTTCTCGGCCTGTCCGCGCTGGAATTCCACCCAGCGCTTGAAGTCCGCTTCCGTCGCAAAGATCCCCCGCCACGCATCGGCCACCAGCTCTTCGGCTGCCTGTTCGTAGGTAAGCTTCTGGCTGGCGTACACGTCCATCTTGTCCCGGATCATCTCGTCTACGCTCTCATATCCGTCCATCTGGGCAAGGTAGGTCAGGGCATGGTCCTGCAAGCTCTTTGCGCCCGCTTGGTCGAGGGAGTTATACCAGTGGTAGTCCTCGTGCAGCACGGTGCCGAAAATGTCGCTGACGTTGTCCCCGAAGAAAATACGGGCCGTCTCGCTGTCCACATAGGCCCGGACGTTCGGATTGTTTTGCAGCACGTTCTTCAGCACAGCGTCGGTGCCGGTGGCAGCGGCGTTCAGCTCGATGATCCGGCTGCCCATGTCGGTGCCGTCGTGATCCAGCGTCCCTTCATAGTAGACCCGCCCCTGTCCGCTCGCGCTCTGGTCGGTCAGGCCGCCGCCGTAGCCGCCCGCCTGTTCCTTGGTGTCTGCACCGTAGAGGTAGGCGGTATTCAGCGCGATCCGCCCGCCCTCGCCGCTGTCCAGAATGTAATTGACGTTCAGAGCAGTATTGTCCATCGCACCGGCCAACCGCAGCGCGTCGTCGAAGCTCTTCACCTCGTCCATCTGCGCCAGATGGTAGATTGTTGAAGCCGCGGCGGCATACCGATCAGCATCCACGTTGGCGGGCAGCTTCTGGCTGATGTCCTGCGCGGCCTTGGTCTTGCCGCTCTCCACGCCCCACTGCTCCAACTGGCGCTGTACCTCGCTCTGCCGGGCCGTCTGGCCGCTGGGTTCCCGCAGCCCGTAGGTCTCTCGCATCTGCCCGCTTCCCTCGTCCGCCGCATCCAGCCCCGCCGGATCGGCCTTCAAATCAACGTCGGCGTACTCCTTGCCCTCTGCCGCAGTGCCTGCCCGTTCTTCCAAGGCTCCCTCTCTGAGGGAGCTGTCACCGAAGGTGACTGAGGGAGTTTCCACCGTTTCCCCGGCGTTTTCCGCGCCCTTCTCGTTGACGCGGGCCGTTTCCGGTGCTATACTGGTTTTGGAGATTCCCGGTTGTCCTCTGCCGTCGGATGCAGCAGATTCGGCGTCAGTTCGCCGGGAAATCTCGTCAGCTCCCATAGACCTGTTGCCAGATGCTTTGGCTTCTGCGGTCTCTGTGGGAGCTTTTATTGTTGTAGGCTGAATGTTTACCACATCATAGAATACTTCGCGGCCGTCCTGTTTGATGGCCGTCAGAACATCCGCATTGTAGTCTTTCGTGCCAATGCGGATGTTTATGTTTCCGCGATTAAAAGACTCTGCGTTTTTGTGGTTCGCTTGTTCATTTTCCACGGGGCCCGAAGTGGAAACAACTTCATCCAGATTTGAAGCCATTCGCATTTTGTCGGCGTATGTATCCGAGCTCACACGTTCCAAGCCTCTTGTGTATTTTGAGTGTGTAAATTCTCCTCTGCCTTCGCGGGTGTTGCTGATCGTTTGGCCATCCCGTTCAAATCCATTCGGATACAAATCACGAATTGCATCACGAACCGTGTTTTTCCAATTCTCTTCCGGAACATTTCCCAAAAGATCATCGTCGATTTGGACGTATTGTTTTCCGTCATCATCCGTTCGAATTGAATATTTAATACCGCTCCCCTCTGTCGCGGAGTCTGCCCGCCCATCCAAGGCTCTCTCTCCGAGGGAGCTGTCACCGGAGGTGACTGAGGGAGTTTTCGCCTTCTCCGCCGCAGCCTTTTGTGCTGCCTGTGCACGCGCTTCCATGGCATTCTGCACTTTCTGCTCGGCCTTGGCCTTTACCACACCCACACCTGTGCCCGCTGCACCGCCCATCGCGCCGGATACACCGCCGGAAAGTCCGCTTTCCAGCGCCGAGAGGAAATTCTCTTTGGTGAACATCTGTTGGGCTGCTTCCGTATCGCCAAGTGCTGCATCGATGGCTTGGTCGGCATAGCTTTCCACAAACGCCTGCATGGCGTTGTCGATACCGCCCGTCACAGCGTTTGCAATGGCTGGATAACTCTGCGCGAAATCCGAGCTGCCCGCCATACCGCGCACCCAGTCCGCGATCTGCCCGGCCACGGTGTTCTTTGCGTAGTCGGAGCCCATGGTCTTTGCCAGGTCTGCCGCGCCCACCGAGTTGATGGCCCATCCCGCGCCGAACTTCAGTGCCGCCTTTGCCATTGCTTTTTCGGGGCTTTCCCCCTTCGCGTCGCTGGCAACCAAGCTGTCTCCCGCGCCTTGCAAACTCAGCACTGGCAGCACCAGTGCCGGGTTCACGGCTCCCAGCGCGAGGTTTTCACCCGCGCTCATGGCAGCACTGTGCAAAAAACGCTGTGCCCCGCTTTCGCCCGCCTGTGCATCTGCCAGCAGCTCTTCTCCCTTCCGGTGTGTTTCTTTGCCCCAGTTATAAACGGGGTTGTCCACCTTGCTGCTGGCTTCTCCGGCTGCGAGCCGTGTACGTGCATCTTTGATCTGCTCTTCCGTCCACCCGGCGCTCACAAGGTCCTTGTCGGTGTACATCCCGTGTGTGCCGTCCACGCGCTGGATGGCCCGCATCAGGGTGCGGATAGGGTCATCGTCCTTCACCTCGGTGCCAACCGCCTGCGGCAGGGCACCCGCCGCCATTGCCGCCGCGCCGGAAACATTGGCCGCAAGGCTTTTGGCACTGTTGCCCAGCCGCCGCCCGGCCCGGTAGGCCAGCGGCAGCGTCTCGTATTGCTGATTGATCGCGCGGGCCCGGTCGATGTCCGCCTGTGTCCAGTTGCTGTTCTTGATGAGGTCTGCGTCCGTGTAAGCGCCATGAGTCCCGTCGATGCGCTTCACCGCCTCCGAAAGGTTCCGGTTGTCGTCGGTGTCCTTCCAGCGGTTCACATCCTTGTAAATGTCCTTGGTGCCCATGTCCTGCTGGTTCAGCCAATCCCTCCGGCTGTCCGCCTCGTCCGCAAACCCCAGATTGTTGTTTGCCCGGTATTCGTCAAATGCCTTAGACGTCAGGTCGGCATTCGCCGCCTCGGTCTGCTTCTGGGCACGCAGCACAGCAGCATTGCCCTTTGTCCAGCCGCCGGTTCTGGTGCTGCTCGTACTGGTTTTCTCCTGTGCCGTTCCGGCGCTGGCCGGGCTGTTTTTCTGTGCCTGTTCTTTCTGCGACCGCAGCGCAGCCGCACTTCCTGCTTTCCACGCCATTCAGCTTCCTCCTTAAAATCCTGCGTTCTGCATTGCCCGGTCGATCACGTCGTCCGACGCGCCCATGTTCATCAGCCGGGTCGCGATCTCGTTGGCGTTCAGACCCTTCGCCTTCCAGCCCTTCGCATAGTTCAGGGCGTTGGCATACGGCATCCCGCTGCTCTTCGTGCTGCCGCTCTGTGCCGTGTTTCCGTTCTTTTTGGTCACGGTCGAGAGGTGCAGCTTCGAGCTGGCCGGGGTATAGGGTTCCACACCCGCCAGCGGGGCCGCCATCCCGCCCGCCGCACTTGCCGTCTCCGGTTCCAGATATCCCGCATCGGTCAATACCTGCTGGTAATACTCCTTCTGCGGGTCACTGTCCTTCATGCTGCTGTACGTCTTCGACATTTGCAGCAGTTGGGCATTCGTATAGCCATGGTTGCTTCCACCGCTTGCACCGGCTTTCCCGCTGCTTCCCGAACTCCGCCCGGAGCTGCCTGTCTTCGTCAATGCAGCCTTGGCCGCAGCCGTCGCGAGCTGCCGCTGCATCAGCGTCGTGTAAGTACCCGCCGCATCGGCATCCATGCCGTACATCTTCAGCAGGTTGGCCGCTGCTTCGGTATTGCCGCCTGCCACCAGAGAAGCCGCTGCGCTCAGGGCGCTTGCCTGATCGTCCCGCGTGATGGGTGCACCCGTGTAGTTTGCAAACGCATCCGCATTCAGTCCATATTGGTTCAGCACGTCGCTGGCTGCATCGCCTGCGCCTGCCTTGTACAGGTTGAAGGCGTCTTCGTAAGCTCTGGTGTTATCCGCCTTGCTCTGCCGCGCCAGGCTGTCCGCATACTGCTGCTTCTGGAAATCGAACTGAGCCTGGGCCATCTCGTTTTCCCACTGCTGCTGCGTGTACCCCTTGTACCCATCGTAGGCGGTCATCGCCACATTGCCCGCCGTCTTGATCCCGTTCCACACGTTGTTCCAGAAGTTGTCGTTCTCGTTCCGGGCCTGGGCGCTCTGTCTGCGCAGAAAATTCAGCTGGTTGTTGTAGTTTGCCAGGTTGCTCCCGTAGGCCGAGCGGTCCAGCGCCTCGGTGGTCCCCATCCCGGAAAGCGCGGCCAGCAAGCCGTTCTGTTCGTTCTGGTATTCGGTCAGGGCCTTGCTGCGCAGGCCGGGCACCGCACTTGCAATGCCTTCCAGCGCCGCTGCCTGGTTCTGCCTGGCCACACTGTCGGCGTAGCTGCTGCCGTATCCGCCCGCCAGGGCTGCGGCCGTTGCCTGTGCGTTCTCGGCGCTCTTCGCGGCTGCATCCACTGCCTGCTCCCGGTACTGCTGGTAGGCCTTCGCCAGTGTGCTCCCATCGTAGCCGCTGCCCACCTGCCCGGTCAGGGCGTCCATGGTCTCCTTGTTCCGGCTCTCGTAGGCCGCCGGGGCCTGCTGGCTCCATGCCCGCTCTTCCTGCTCTGCCTTGTTCTTTCGTTTCAGTGTATCAAATAACATCGTCTTCGCTCCTTCTTCCCGCTGTCGCGGAGCACTGTCGTTCCCGGTTTCGGGAAACTTTTCTCAGTCAGTATTCTCAAAACCGTCCTGCCAATGGTCGTCCTCCCTCTGTCGCTATTCGCGACATCTCCCTCCGGCCGGAGGGAGTCTTTCCTATTAGGGGAGCTGTCGAGCGCCAGCGAGACTGAGAGGTTTCGTTCCCGCCCGCTGACGTTTCGTTCCTGCTGTCTGCGAAGCAGACTGAGAGGTTTTTTCAGATCGCCACCCCAAATGCCCGCAGCACCCACGGCAGCGCCTGTACAGCCACCGTGGCCACGTTGCCAATGGTGTTCGTTGTGTTGGCCGTCTTCTGCTGCTTGGCGGCCACCGCGTCAGTATATTCGGTCTGTGCATTCCCCAGCTGGTTGTAATAGTTGTTCAGGTTGGTGTTGTAGGTATCTTGTGCCAGCTTCTCCTGGCTCTGCAACGCGCTCAACCTGCTCGTCAGGTCATTTTTCTTGGTGGTGTATTCGTTGTATGCCTGGTCATACAGGCTGTCCGCCGCATCCGAAAGCCCCGCCATCGTGCTCTGATACGCCGTCTGCCCGCTCGAAGTCGCCCAGCTGTTCCCGTAGCCGCCGCTGCGGGAGGCGGCCCGCGCCGCCGTGTCCTCGCTGTTCAGTTCGGCCCCGCGGGTGTACCGGCTCTTGTACTGCTGATACGCCAGGTCTTTCGTGTAGTCGTAGGCAAAGCCCTTCTCATTCATCTTGTTCAACGCATCCTGCGTCCCGCTGATCTGGCTCGCATACTCGCTCTGGTATTCGCCGGGCTTGTTTCCTTTGATGCGGTCCAGGTTCTCCCTAGCCGTCTTCACCCGGTCGTTGCTGGCCGCATACGCCATCGCATTGTCGTTTTTCTTCTCGGTCACATAGTTGGATACATTGTCATAAGTCTCCTTGACGTTGTCATAGACGTCCTGTGCAGACCGCACGAGCCCCCATCCGGGGATCAGGTATTCCCACCATTTTCCGTTCGCTTTTGCCATTTTCCAAGCTCCTTTCTGCCGAGGGATTTCATTCCACCTTCAGCCCCATCGCGGTCAGCTTGTCCCGCATGGAGTCCGAAAAGTTCGTCTCGTCCAGGTTCTGCATCATGTAGATCATCTGGTCCCGCAGCTGCATCAGGTAGTTGTTGATGCTCCGCCGGTCTGCCGGGTCCATGTTCTCGCTCAGCTTCGGCAGGCTGATCTCGCCCAGCCTCGTGATATCTGCCATTTGTCTCCACTCCTTTTATCTCTTCGGTTCTCCTCCGGCCACCCGGTTGCCCCGGCTCTCGGCCATCGTAAAGGCGATCGACCGCACCGCGATCTGCCCGGTCCCGGTCAGCCGCAGCCGCATCGTGTCGTGCCGTGTCGGCACAAAGGGCAGGTTCACCCGCGTCCACTTGTTCAGCACCGCCGCTTCGCCAAGGTCGGTCCATGCCCCGCCGTCATAGCTGGCCTGCAATTTCACCACGCTGTAGGCCATGGCGTCCACCCGCAGCGTCACCCGGCTGATGTATTTATCCGCCGGGGTGTTCAGCCCAATGTCTCCGGTCACGGCCTCAAAGCGCACCGTCTTTTCCAGCTTGTTCTGCGCCGTTTCGGTGTCCCGGTCGGTCTCCCGCTCCGGTTCGGTAGCCCAGAGCGTTTTCCCGTCCCACTGGTACAGCTGCCGCCCCGTCGAGCACATGGCCCAGCCGTTCGCGTCGGCTTCCCCGGCCGTGTCCTCTTCGTGCCAGAGGGTGCGTTCGGTGTCATACACCAGCAGCCGCGTTTTGCCGCGTTCCGGCACCTTCAGGTGCAGGTAATACCGGGTGTCCAGCACACCGCCCACAGCGCCCCTCACATCCATCAGCCAGCTGTTGTCCAGTCCGCCGGAGATCTTCACCGGCAGACTTCCGTCCCAGGCCATCACGCCGTCCTGCGAAAGGTAGTACAGCACCTCCGCCAGCACACACAAACTCCCGCTGGCCTCTTTGGCCACACCGCGGCACTGTGCGCTCACCAGCTGGTAGTCCGCCGGGCGGCTGCCGTAGAGCTTGTGCAGGGTGCTTTCTTTGAAAAACAGCACGTATCCCATGCAGGTGGCCGCCCCGGTAAACGGCCCGTCGCTGCCCACGGTCACGGCGTAGCTGTCCGCTGCGGTGCCGCGGTAGCTGAACCAGTTCGTCGGGTCGCCCAGCTTGCAGCCGTAGATGACGTTCTCCTTCGAGTTGCAGCCCCACACCCGGTTGTTGCACTCGGTCAAAAAGTCCAGGTCCGGCACCCGGCGTTCCAGCCGGAAGGGTTCGCTGTTCCCCTCCATCGTCGCACCTTTGCCGTCGATGCCTACCCAGCGGATAACGTCCCCGCTCTTGGTCATCGTGCCATAAAAGTAATCGCCGCCCGGCTCGGCCTGCACCTGCACCCAGTCGTTGCCCCGCGCGTAGATCACCCGGTCGCCCTTCAGGGCCTTCCAGTGCATCTCGTTGCCGTCTTCCACGCCGCTCACGGTCACGGTATCCCACACCGCAAAGTCCTTCCCGATGCCGGCCGCCTCGATCTTGCACCAGCTCAGCTCCACCGGGGCCCAGCTGCCCAGCGCAGTATTGTACACTTCCAGTACGCTGTCGCTGCTGTACGGCTTCTGGGCGTTGATGATCTTCAAAAACATCTGCCCGTCCGCCGGGTTTTCCGGTTCCGTCGTTCCCTTGCCCGAAACCGTAAAGGTCTGCCCGGCCGCATCGCAGGGCGTCAGTACCACGTCCGCGCCGCCGTTTTCCCAGGCAGCCCCCAGCTGCACCACCGAACGGTCTTTCGTGTCGAACGCGATCTTGTCCGGGAAGATGATGACCTTCGTGCCCATGCCCACCATCACCTTCGGGCTGTCCTCCACCGCGTTCCAGACGAATTCGGCCTCCTGCGGGGTCTCGTCCGAGTTGTAGATGAGGTTCTTCCCCGCTGCCACCAGCAGGCCGTTCAGGTGGTACATGCCGTTCATCTGCACGATGGTCCGCATCTCCCTCCGCGGGCTGCGGGTCTGCAAGGCCGGGTATCCCCGGCTCGAAAAGTTCTTCATCTCGGTAAACTCCGCCTCAGCGCAGCCGTAGCTCTCGTTCAGCCCGCCAAAGGCCGTCTGGATGCTGCGCCCGCTCGAAAGGCTGTATAAACTCGGCAGTGCCATCTCAGTACCTCCATCGCACGTCCATCTTCGGCAGATACCGGTGGCGGCACCATGCCGCGAACTCCTGCTGGGCGGTGTTGGCCATCTGCATCTCGTTGGCATACCGGTCGGTCTCGCCCAGCGCCAGGTCGATCTGTGCGCACAGATAGTGCGGGTAATAGTCGTCGTAAGGCTCCGGCAGCATCAGCTCTGCGTCCTGCCGCAGCAGCTCGATGTCCCGGTCGTACAGCACATCTGCGCCCACAGCATCAAAGTCGGTGGTGTCGCTCTTCTCCACCACGCTTTTCCGCAGCCCGGCATCCGCCTGCCGCAGCCATAAGATCTTCAGTTCCCGGTCGAACCCGTTGTTCTGCCGCAGCTTGTCGGCGATCTCGATTGCTTTTCCTGCTGTCATTGGGCAGCTCCTCTCTGTCGCGGAGCACTCCCGCTCCCGACACCATAAACTTTTTTCGTCCAGTACAGCCCCACCGTCCTGCCAAGGGCTCTCCTACTAGGGGAGCTGGCAGCGCGGAGCGCTGACTGAGAGGTTATTAAAAATCCCCGGCACCGCGCGTGCCGCCGGGCCGGGGATACGATTCTATGGATTCGCGCTGAGAGGGTGGGTTCACTCGCCCTTGCTCATGATGCCTTCCAGCCTTGCCGCGCTCTGGGCGTCCTGCTCCTCGCTGTGCTGGATGACCTCTGCCACCTCCGGCGGCACCTTCACGGTCACGCCCCGCTTGATCTGGTAGTTCACGCCGTTCACGCTCACGAACAGGTCGCCCTTGTAGCGCCCGTTGTCGCTGAACAGCCGGATGCTCACCATTCCATCCTCGTTTTCTTTCTTTACTGCCATCGTCTAAACTCCTTCTGCCCTCTGTCGCAGGGCCCAACCGTTCCCGGTTTCGGGAAACTTTTCTCAATCAGTATTCTCAAAACCGGCCTGCCAATGGCTCCCCCTGCCAGGGGAGCTGTCACGCGAAGCGTGACTGAGAGGTTTCTTCCCGTCTGCTGACATCTCCCGCCGTTCAGTTCGCCGCCGCGATGCCGCTGTACTCCTTCGAGCAGCTCTCAATGCGCACCATGTACTGTTCCACAAGCCGCTCTGCCGTCTGGGTGGCCTTCCAGCCCACGGAAGCCCGCTGGTTCAGGGGGTCGTCGCCGTAGCCCAGCTGCTTGACGATGTGCTCCAGACCGCCGCCCTCGATCTCGGTGGTGCCGTAGGCGTGGGCACCCAGGATCAGGGTAGCGAACACCGCCAGGCCCGCCGGGCAGCCGGTGCCCTTCCAGATCTTCGCCTCGCTGGTCTCCACGAACCGCACCCCGTGCAGCTTGCCAATCTCGCCGTTGTAGATCTCCTCCGGCTGTGCATACTTGTGGACATCGATCCAGGCCGGGTCGTTCCGTAGATCATAGGAGACATACGGGTGGATGATGGCGATGTAGCTGCCATCGATGGGGTCCGCGTTCATGGCCTTCAGCTGGGTAGCTGCTTTCATGATGAGCTTGCTCGTCAGCTGGCTGGTGGCGTCCAGACCCGCGCGGCTGGTCACCGCCGTTTCTGCGCCGTCGGCCTCCTGCTTGGGGGCATAGATCACGTTGGTGCCGCCTGCCATGATGTCCCGCACCACGCTGTCGATGGTGCGGCCTGCCTGACTGGCGAGGATCTTGGTGGCCTGCACGATGTTGTTGTCGATGGCTGTCAGCTGCAGCGTGTCGGTGATGGGGGTCCAGCCGCCGTACTGCTTCACCTCGGCCGTGACGGTGGAGACATTCAGGGTCTGGCCGTCCGGGGTCACACCCTCGGTCAGCGGGGTGGTGGCCTTGGGCAGGCTGTCGTACTTGCGGAACTCGATGGTCTTGCCGCCGTTCGTCGGGATGGGGTACTTGTCGCCAAACTGGTCATGCACCAGCGCCGGTTCCGCCTGGTCGATGAGCCGCTTCTCGTAGTAGGTCTTCATCTCGGCGCTCATGCCGCTGGCGGTGGTGGTGTTCTGGTTCTGGGTGCTGGCCTGCGCAAAGAGCTGCAGTTCCAGCTTCATGGTCTTGTCCTTCATAATCTTCCTCCTGATAAATATTTTGTTCCTCTCAGAATAACTCCCCCGGCCGGGAGAGCTGGCGCAACGCGCCTGAGAAGGTCACAACGTAATGATCTCCCCACGCAGCACCCGTTTTTCCAGTGCCTCGCGGTCCTTGCGGCTCATGCTGCTCACGTCAAGATGGGTCTGCACCGCGCCGCCGGGCCGGGTCCCGTTCTCGCCGGGCCGTGCGCCGCGCTGGCGGATGCGCTCGGTCACGCCGTTCTCCACCTGCCGGGCGGTTGCCTCGGTCTGCTGGGCCATGATGCGGTCGAAGTACGCGGCCCGGTAGGCCGCTTCCATCGAGCAGCCCGCCCGCATCATCTTCTCCACTTCCGGGTTTGCCAGAACTTCCGCCTGGTCAAAGTCCGGGTATCTCTCCTTCAGCGCCGCAGCCTCGCGGTTCCACTCCTCGTGGATGGCCGCAATGCGGGCCCGCTGTTCGGCCTCCCTCTGCATCTGCTGCGCTGCCGCCTGCTGGGCGGTCAGACGCTTGTTCTGGGTCTCCAGCTTGTCCATCTCCCGCGCCGTCTTCACCGAGATGCCCTTCTCCATGGCCAGCCTCTCAAAATAGGCGTCGTCCTTCACCTGCCCGTTCCGCACGGCTTCGGTCAGGGCCGCAAGGTCGGTGGCGTCGGTGCCGTACTTCTCGCCAATGGCCTCCAGCAGCCCGCGCATCTCCGGGCTGGCTTCCAGGTTCTTTGCGGCAAGCGCCACAGCCTGCTGCATCATCTCTTCGGCCTCCGCCCGGTATTCCCCGCTCATCAGCTGGCCGAATTTCTTCCGCCGCTCCGCCGGGCTGAGTTTCTTTTCTTCCTCGCCCTTGCTCTCGCCGTCACGGCCCTCTGCTTCATCCGGGGCAGCATTTTCTTCTTCGCCCAACGCAGAGTTCTCCTCCATGCCAAGGGCTCCCCTAGCAGGGGAGCTGTCTGCGCCAGCAGACTGAGAGGTTTCCCCGGCTCCGCTGCCGCCATCGCCGCCCTCGGCAAACAGCTGCAGGTTCATCTTCCCGCTCACCGTGTCCGGCAGCTGTGCCGGGTCCGGTGCCTTGCCGTCCGCGAACATCATGTTCACCACCAGCTCCACGTTCTCCGGGTAGCTCTCCGCCAGCGCGTCCAGTCCGTCCTGCACCAGCTCCACCCATGCTTCCACCATGTTGCAGCTCTCACGAGTCGGAGTCATCTCCACCTTCATCCAGCCGTCGCCGTGGGCCACAGCGCCCAGCGCCACAGTGCCTGCCCGTGCAGCCTCCTCCACCTCGTTGGCAAGGGTCTGCATCAGGACGCTCACCGCTGCGCACACAATGTCCTGCCCGTACTTCCCCGCGCCTGCATGGCCCTTCGCTTTCACTTCGTAGCTGATTTTGTCGTCGTTCCATACCGTGCGCATCACACTTGCTTCGATCATGCTCTTTCTCCTTTACTTGTTCGGGTTGTTCACGTCCATGGCCCGCCGGGCCGCCTGGGTGGCAAGGCTGTTTCCGCCGCTGCCCACCTGTGCGCCCAGGCCGTTGGTGACGCTCAGGCCCTCGCTGGTCCCGCCGCTGCCCCCGCCCGCGCTGCCTGCCTGCTGGGCCGCAGCGCCCGCCATAGCCGAAAGGTTCGAGCCGTTCTGCTGGTCGATGATGCCCGCCAGCTTCTGCACCTGCTCCATGGCCTGCTGCAACTGCTGGTAGAGCGTACCGTTCTGCTGTACCCGCTCCCGTACCTTCTCGATGCCCTCAAAGTCCATCATGTCCAGCGCGGCCAGCGCCGCGTCGGCGTTCGCCGGGGCAAAGAACCCCAGCTGATAGCACTCCTTCGCCGTCTCATTCTGGGAAAGCCGGTTGAAGGTGCTCTTCTTTGCTGCGCTCACCGTGATGTCGAACACAGGTTCGTGAGCACCCAGCTCCACGCCGCCCACCATGCCGCCGGGCTGGGCCCGGAGCTGCTGGCCGGAGAACGGCACGAACTCCGTCTGGCCGGTCGGCCCGGTGATGCGGTAGACCCGCTCTTCGTCGTAGAATTGCCGCATCAGCTCGATGATGAGGTAGCATTCCTTCGCAAAGGCCCGGTAGGCGCTCTTCAGCATGTCGCGGCTCAGCTTGCTTCCGGCTTCCTGCAAGGCCGCAATGGCCGAAGCCGCTGTCAGGCCGCTCGTGGTGCCGCCCTGGCTCACATCCCGGTTGCCGCTGATCTCCTTCAGCTCGGCCACCCGCGCGTCCCGGTAGCTGATGCAGTTGCCCTGCAGCCCCGCCGTTTGCAGCGGGGTCAGGCTGCCGTCCCTCAGCACCCCGGCCACGTGCACGATGTCCCGCGACCAGTCCGCCAGCTCCTCTTCGTTCACGCCCGCCGCGTCGCTCAGCAAAAAGCGGGGCTTTGCCGCCAGCTTGATGTTCTCGTCCATGGCATGGTTCATCTCGTCGATGGCGGTTTGGGTGTCCTTCATCACGTCGATGTACCCAAACCCCGCCGGGCTGTCCTCTTCCATGAACAGCGGGTCGAACACGAACGGATACAGCCCGTGGTCGTAGAATCCCCGGTCGGCATACTGCGGGTCGTTCTCGCTGGCGTAAAGCACGATGCCGTTGCAGAACTTGCAGTAGTGCAGCAGCGGTTCCCCTTCGGGCCGGGCCTTCTTGTAGTACCAGTCCACCACCACGCTCTTGTCGGTGGTGTCGATGTGCTCGTCGTGCACGTACTTTGCCACTTCCAGTGTGCTGCCGGTGTGGCCGTCCAGCTGGGGCCACCTGGCTTTCAACTGGTCGTTGTCTTCCAGTCTCAGGCTGAACAGGTTCGCCGATTCCTGCACGTCCATCACGCCCGGCTCCCAGTACAGCATCAGGATGTCCATGCTCTGGATGGTGATGTCTCCCAGGCCGCTGCGCTTTGCCGGGTCCCAGAACACGCCCTTCACGCCGGTGCCCTGCTTGAGCTTGCGCCACCAGGTGTCGCTGTAGGCCTGCTCGTAGTCGGCCTGTTCCAGCACCACCGGCAGCACCTTCGAAAGGACCTTCGCCGTCTCTTCATCGTCCGCCGCTCTGGGCAGTACGTTCGGTTCCGGGTAGTTGTCCATCGCGTCGGCGTGTTTGTTCGCGATGGAGTTGAACAGCCACCCGCTCGCCGGGGTCGGCTTGCCTTCCATCATCTCGTTCTTGTAATTCTTCCAGTGCCGCATCCGGAACCACAGCTCGTTGTCCACGATCCGGGTGTCCAGCGCCGCCTTGCCGCTCTTGTACCGCTGCAACAGCTGCGCTGCCTTCGCCACCTCTTCGGTGCCGATGACTTCTTCCAAATTGTCTTCCAACTTGACCTCCTATCGTGCCTCTTCCCGCCAGGTCACACCCTGTAAAACGTCGCTCTCCGCGCATCCAGTTCCAGCGGGTCGTCCCGCAGCAGCGGGGCTTCCATGTGCTGCCGGGGGCTGATGGGGTTTTCCATCAGCACATAGCGGCACTCGTCGTAAATGTGGTCTTCCTGCGTGGTGTCGATGTCCTCCACGTTGCTCTCGTCGTACACCAGATTCGGGATGGTTCGGATGAAATGCTTGCAGGTATCGAACACCTGAAACATGGGCCGCCCCTCTCCGTCAAACGCCAGCCGGTAGTGGAACTGCATCTTCCCCGCGATGCGGGTGTGGTCGCCGGGGATCCAGTGGATATAGTTCGGGGGTTTCTCCTGCATGGCCGCGATGCTCTCGCCCTGGCTCTCGTTGAAGATGGCCGGGTCGGCCACGCCTGTGATCACCCGCCCCCGCAGCATGGGGTCGTTTTCTTCCACTTCCCGGATCATCCGGGCCTGTTCCACCGGGTTCACCTTGGTGCCCTCGTTGGGGGTCCCGGTGCAGCCGTATAACTCCCGGATGCGGTATAGCCGCCCTTCCTCGTCCGCTGCATACCACCCCACCGAAAACGGCTTCGCGTAGCCGAAGTCGTACCCGCGCCAGATGCGCCAGTGCGCCGGGATGCGGAACGGGTGGATGACGTGGGTGAACCGCTGGTCGTCGTAGTGGGCCGGGTCGTTCCGCCATTCGGTGAATACCTGCCCGGTAAAGCTGTCCCAGTCGCCGTACAGCAGCGCCTTCTTCTCGGCCTCCGGCAGTGCGGCCAGATTGCCAAGGTATCCGGGGTCGTTTTCCAGCAGCGCCTTGTTGTCGAACACCGTGGATGGAATGAAGATCCTCGTTCGTCTCCGCACGATCTCCCCGCCCTCCGGCGTCTTGACCTTGACGTACTGCACCATCCGGGTGCCCGGTGGTGCTGGCGTGATGAACCGGGCCTTCACCCATCCGTGGCCCACCCCGCCGGGGTTGGCCGTAGCGCGGGTGTACACCCGTGTTCCCGGCCCGTTCGGTCGGTTCCGGCTCAGCAGATAGCTGTACTCGCCCCACGTGAAGTGGGTCAGCTCGTCAAAGCCGATGAAATCGTACTGCTGGCCCTGGTAGTTGTACTTGTCCTTCTCGGTGTGCAGGCTGCCAAAGTAGATCTTCGCCCCGCTTGGGAAGGTCCAGCAGTGGTTCGAGCCGTTGTACTTTGCTTTCGGGAAGACGGGCTTGTAATACTGCATCGTTTTGTCGATCAGCTCCCGCAGCTGGGGGAAGCTCTTGCGCAGGATCAGTCCCCGGTAGTTCGGGATGTCCACCTGCCGCAGCGCCTCGATCACCAGCGCGTCGCTCTTGCCGCCGCCTGCGGCCCCGCCGTATAGCGCCTCGTTCTCGGTCCGGGCCATAAAGGCCATCTGCCTCGGCTGTGGGGTCCAGATGATCTTCCTATCCATCCACCTCCACCTCCGCTTCTTCCCCGGTCCCTTCGGCTCCAATGCGGATCAGCGGCGGGCCTGCCGTGTCCTCGTCGTCTGCCTTGCCCGCCGGGGCCAGCGCTGCCGCCTTTTCGGCCACGTCCATCAGCACCCGCGCCACGTTGGCTGCGTTCTTGTCGTCCATGGTCAGGCCGTCGTAGTGCTCCCGCAGTGCTTCCAGCTGCCGCCGGTCGCTGTCCAAAAGCTTCTGGTCGTAGCTGCCGGGGCTGTTGTAGCCCACAAGCCCGGTCTCGGCTGCGTCGGCCAGAGCTTCCAGCTCGGTCTTGAGCAAGGCCCCCATCTCGGCGTCTTCGGCCCGCACGCTCTCTTCCAGCCGCCTGTCCAGCTTCGCGCGGATCTCTGCGGCCCGCTGGCTTTCGGCCACCCGGCCCTGCAAATAGGCCACCTGCTCTTTGGCGCCAATGGATGCCCGCACCGCGATCTCCCGCGCTGCTGCCTGCCGCGCTTCGGCGAAGGCGTCGCCCCTGGCTGCTTCTTCGGCCAGCCACGAGCGGATGGTGGATTCCGGCACCTTGTACCGCCGGGCCACCGCGCAGATGTTGTTCGACGCCACCATCGCCATCACCACTTCGGCCCGCAGCTTCGGCGGGTACTTGCGCCCCCGCTGGCTGCCCGCCACGGTGTTTCTGCAATATGCCCGCTTCTTCGTCAAGTTCCCACCCCCTGAAGTTATCCTAGCACAACCCGTCAAACAAAAATACTTGAAACATTTTGCCTCTGCCGCAAGGCTAAGACCTCGCCCTTTGGGGAGAGGTGGCAGCGCGAAGCGCTGACGGAGAGGGTTACAGCAGCCCCCGCCGGGCAGCTTCCACCGCCACTGTGGAAAGCACTTCCAGCTCCTTGCGGTAGTAGGTGCTGCGGCAGATGTACAGCGCCGGGACCACTTTTTCCTCCGGCTTGCCTTCCAAGTACCGCAACCGCAGCAGGTCCGCGCACAGGGGTTCGGCGGCTTCATAGTAGCGCAGCACCTCCTCGATCACCTCGGCCCACGCAGCACGAACAGGCCCTTCGGCATACTGCCGCAGAGCCTTCCGTGTGGCCTTCTTCTGTTCTTTCGTCACAGCCCCACCTTCCCTCTGTCGCGGAGCCCGTCCGTTCCCGATCGGTCGGGCCTCATTCAATCCAGCACAGCGAAAACCGACCTGCCAAGGGCTCCCCTACTAGGGGAGCTGGCACGCGAAGCGTGACTGAGAGGTTATTTCCGCGCGTGTTTCAACGCAAAATATCAGTACAGGTTCTGTCAGGTGCGAACTTTCGCAGCTTTCGCAGCCTCTACTCGCCGCAAGATCACATAACACTGCGGCTCGTTCCGTTCCCAGCCGTCGGGCCGCTCGCTTCCCGGCGATTCGTGCAGCTCGCCCGGTTCCAGCACCATGCACTTCTGCAATTCCCAGCCGGGGAACCGCTGGCTCCACCAATAGGCGTCGTTCGCCATCTCGCCGCAGGCGGTCCGCAGCTGCTTGCGGCTCCATCGGGTGTCGTTCGGTGCCTGCTCCACCGGTCGGCGCAGGGTGCTCGTCTCCACCCACAGGCGCTCTTTGTGTCCGTACAGGTAGCCCAGGGTGCCGTTTTTTCCGTCCTTGCCCAGCAGTTTGCCCATGTCCATCCGGTCCACGTTGATGGTCCCCAGCGGTTCGAACTCGCTCGTGCCGGGGATGCGCCGCCGCCACAGGTCTTCCAACATCTCGCGCCACTCCCGGCGTTCCCGCTCATCCAGGCCCACGCATTCGGCAAAGCCGTGCATGTGCAGCCGTCCGGCTTCGCCCTTGCGCACGGCCGCCAGCATCAGGCGGATGTGCTTCTTCTCCACGCCGAACCGCTTGCAGGTCGCCGCGATCACCCGCCGCAGATAGTTCCGCACGTCCTTCCGGCAGGCCTGCAGGTCTTCGGGCAGATAACAGTCCTCGTAAGTCGCCGTGATAAAAAATCCCCGCCGGGTAAAGTTCGCCAGCGCCACCCGCTGGCGGCGGCGCATCGAGGCCATCTTGTTCTTGGCCTTCTGTCCTTCGGTGGACTCTTTGCGCTTCTTCCGCCGGGCACTGTGTTCGGTCGGCGTAATGGAAAAGACGCCCACGGCCATGTACTCGTCCCCACAGAGTATCTTTTTCTCTCGGATGTAGTTGCAGCGCATCCCCTGTACCTCCTGCGAGCCATCGACTTCCGGTGTATTTTCTCTTTTCCGTGACCCACCGTCACAGAAATAACGGGTATACGAGCCCCCGAAAGGGGTCTTGCACCCCCTTTTATAAAAGGTTTATGAAAAGTAACGGATACGGTGGACGTTTTCAGGTCCATCGTATCCGTTGCACTTCATAAAGATCAGGGTTCCGCCGGTTTTCCCTTCACCGCCCAGCTGCCGTAACTCAGCTCCGGGTGCCCCATCTTCCGGGCTTTGCGGTTGTAGCGGCACAGGTCCCGCACGTCCCTCTGTAAGGGCGTCGGGTCCGCGATCCGGCACAGCCGCTCGTCTGCCCGGTCGTTGGGCTTCACGGCGGGCTTCTTCTTTGGCGGTCTGCGGTGGCACGGCCGCACATCGGTCTTTCGGTCCATCTTCGCAACGCCGCGCCGTTCGTTCTTCCCGCCTCGGCGGTAGCTCTCGTGCACCGTGGTCTCGCTGCCGAACACCCCCAGCGCCACCAGATCCATCGCCGTGCCTTCGCCCAGCAGCTCCCCGGCCGCATTCCATGCCCGATACCAATAGACCCTCCGCTGCTGCGTGTTGTCCGCCGTCGGCACCGGTTCCGGCATCGGCGCAGCCGCTTCTGCCCGCTCCATCCGCCAGCGCCGGGGCTTGTCCGTCTTCCGGTTGCTCCGGTAACAGGTCGAGACCGTCCCGGCGTCCTTGAATAACCCCTTTCCGGCCAGCTGTGCTGCCGTTCCTTTCGCCACAAAGTCCCCGGTCTTCGCATCGTAGACGGTGTAAATGTACTTGCTCACGCCCATGTCAGACCCTCCTCCGGAATGCACCCATGCTCATTTGTGCCTTCGCCGCCTCGATCTTCCGCTGCACCTCGTCGCCCGAAAGCGGCAGCCGGGCTGCGCCCTGCTTCCCGGCCCTGCGTCCTGCGGCCATCATCACGGCCCGTTTGATGAACTCGTCCTCCTGCTTTTTGTAGCTCTGGCTCAGCGCTTGCACCGTCTTTTCGTCGTCGATGTTCTCCACCACGATCTCTTCGGTCTGCAGTGCGTCGCAGGCACACCGCCGCAGCTTCTCCATGGCCACATCGATACCGTCTTCCTTGCCCCACTCGTTCAGCTGCTCGTAGTTGCGGCGCATCTCGGCATACAACCGGTTCAGCCGGTCGGCACCGAAGCCCAGTTCCTGCACACAGGCCAGCGCCATCAGCTGCCAGGCCATGGTCGCGGCCCGGTCGCCCACGATTTTCAGCTGCTGTTCCCGCCGGGTGCGCGGGGTGCGCAGCGCAGGCACCCGGAACTCCGCCGGGACCCCTGCGGGCAGTGCCTCCGCCCGCAGCTGGCGGGCCTTTTCGGTCTGGGGCATCCCGTTTTTGTCCGGCTGCATCACCACGGCCAGACTCGCGCTGCCCAGCTGCTCCTGCCGCCGGGTCAGCCGGTCCAGCCGGGTCCGGCCCAGCCCCCACAGCTCATGCAGGGCGATCTGCCCGCACCAGCTCGTCAGCTGTACCACACTGTCCTGCGTCAGGTCGATTTCTGCCGCCAGGTCCATCTTCTTTTTCATCCGACATTCTCCGTTCTCTGAATTTTCCACAGGTCCGGTCCCGCCCGGCACAGACCAGGCAGTCCGGGCGGTTGATCTCAAACACATGGACGCACTGCGTTCCGTCCATCATGCTACCGCTCCTTCACGCACTTGTAAAAGTAGGCGTTCAGCTTTAGCCATTCGTCCATCGAGACGTTCTCCCGGTCCAGGGCTGCATCGCTCAGCACCCTGTAGGCGCTGCTGTGCTTGATGTCCCGGTCCCGCCAGTCCATCTTTTCCAGCTCCGCATCGATGCGGGCCTTGTACTCCTCCGGCTTCATCCCTTCACCTCTTCCACGTGATACGGCTCCAGCTCGTCATACTCCGGGTAATGCCGGGAGGCCAGCAGCCCCGCCCGGTCTTTTGCCTCCCGCGCATTTTCCGCCTGCACCACATACGCAATGCACTCGGTCATGTGCTCGTTCCGGCACTCAATGTGCACCCGGTACTTCATGCCCTGCCTCCTCTTCCTCCGGGTACAATGCAAATGCCTGCCCTTGGATTCGGCCCAGCATCTTCAGTACCCCGTCCAGCGCTGCCTTTTTGATGTCCGGATCCATCCGTTCCAGCATGGGAACCATGCGTTCCCACTCGCTTTCCATCCGGTCTTTGGATTGAAACACCCACGCCGCGTCGTTTTCCTGCATCCTTTCCAGCTTTTGCCGCAGCTCCCCGGTCATGTCGGCTGCGATGGCATAGGCCTGCTGGTGGGCCCTGCGATCCGTTTCCTCTTCGTCCACAACGGCGGCGATGGGCTGCTTTTTGAGGGCTTCCTCAGCGGTCTTGGCGCGCTGCTCGGCTCTGTCGCGTTCAGCTTCGGCTTTCTGGCGCTGGAGGTTGGCCACAATGCGGCTCTCGTATACATCGTGGTAGCTCTGCTGGAGCTTGGCGTTCTGCTTGGTCAGGCCCTGAACATCCGCAAGGGCGGCATCCCGCTGGACTTCGACATCTTGGATGTGGCTTTCCGCCCAAGCAGCCCGATTCTGGGCACCTAGCAGCTTGTCCCGCTCAGCCTCGGCGGCAGCACTCCGCTCCTTCTCCGCCTTCAGCTGGGCCAAAAGCTCCTGATACTCTTTGTGCGTGGTGATGTCGCTGTTCTTGACCTGCTCCACCAGTCCTTCCGGTGCGTTGGGCTTGGCCACAGCATACAGCAGCGAAGGCGACAGCTCCTTCAGCACCTTCTGTTGAGCGGGTGAGCTTCCGTCCATCAGCGCGGATACTTGCAGTAAGCGGTACGCCGTGTCCTTGGTGATTCCCATAGACAGGCACCACGCTCGGAATGTGTCCTCACTGTGCTGATTTTTGTGCCTGTCGCAATTTGCGACAAGCGCATCGTGCGCAATGGCGATCCCTTCGCCCATATTCACCAGCCCCCGTGCGGCCAGCTTCTTCCCGTGCAGATACTCCTCTTCGGCCAGATGTAGATCCTCCACAGTCTGGCCGTCCAGTCCCGTGTAATCAAACGCCGGGGTCATGCTCTCCGGGATGGTTGTCACGTTTTCCCCGTTCACTTTTTACCCCGCCCTTCTTCCGCTGCAGCGGCCCGCCGTCACGGTGCCGGTGGGTGCTTTGTGCACCTTCTGGTTCTTGTCCGGCTGCTGCTCGGTCACAAGGCCCAGCGCCGCCAGCACCACGCCGACGCTGCCCATCACCAGCGCCGCACAGGTCCATCCCAGCATCGCCCAGCCGTTCGTGCTGTTCTCAATGCCGGCCGCGCACAGCAGCGCCGCCACCCCCATCAGCATGGCCCCCATGTAATAGTCATTCGCCTTCCACTTCTTTTTCATTTGCAATTTCTCCTGTTCTGTGGTAAATTTGTGGTGATAGGCGCTTCTCAACCTGTCACCCTAAGGCTCGTCGGTGTTCCAGCACCGGCGGGCCTTTCTCTTTTTGCAACATCCGGGAAGAAATACTGTCCCACCTCTTCCTGCGGGATCTCCAACACCTCGCACAGGCGGCTGATCTCATCCGCCCGCCATGCACTCTTGCCCTGCATCCGGGTCGTCATGGTGCCGACCCCAATGCCGCATTCCTCGGCGATCTCGTTGTCGTACCATCCTTGTTCCCGGAACTTTCCCCGCAGCGCCCAAAACGGGATCTGCTGGAAGCTGTGTTTCCTCGGTTCGATCATCTGTTTCTCCTTTCACGCGCTCTTGCACCTTTTGTCTCCCCATGATACAATTTCCTCGGAAAGGAGGTGAATTGTATATGGTTCCAAAACTTCAAATTCGTTCTCAGGATATCCCGCTGCTCATTCGCGCGCTGCAATCGCTCGAAAAAGCACCCGATTCCTGGTTCGGCCCGGTCGATGACCCGGCCCTTATTCCGGAGCTGAAAAACACAGCCCGCGGCCTTCCGGCTCAGCTAAAGCTTCAGACTCTTCAGTTTTCGGACCTCGACCTTCTCGCGCTTCAGCAAGCCTGCGCATATCAGTGCCTGACCGCCAGTCTTTCAAAAGCGGAAGCAGCTCTTCTGGAACGCTACGAGAATCAGTTCTTCGCTCTTCTGTCGGCGGGGAATCCTGGTATGTTCCAGTGGACACCTTCCCGGTCCGCCGAAATTTCTGCATTGCCCGCCTCTGGCGGGCTTTTTGTTTGC